CCCAGTTTGAAATAGTGATTTTACTGCTGCGAGTGATACTTTAGCCATGATGAAATTATATCACATTATTAAAGAATATAGTTATTAATTCCGATTATTTGAAGCCCAATTCCAGGTACGGCTGTTGGTGATATTCCAATGTTTGTAAACCTTACCCTAAAGGGCAAAACCTCTTGTATCTTTGTAAACCTTACAAACCCATCTATTTTAGTTTTAGGATAATTTATCCTAGAAATTTTTTCTGATTTATTTTTAGATAAATCTATAATTGTTGCATAAGCCATTACGACTCATCGCTGTTTGTAATATCTTCAATAACTGTTAATATGCCACGAGCAACTGTCCATACCCTGCTAGCATCTCTTAATTCAATATCAAAAATATCTCCAGTATTTAAACTTTTTGATTGAGTAGATGTTAAAGATACTGTGAATTCTCCATCATCATCTGCTGCTAGGGCAACAGGGGTAAGGTTTAACACTCCCGCTGGATTTGCATCATTTAAATTTCCTGCAACTGTTGGTCTTTTAATTTCCATTTCAATTGTCCATTCGGAAATATCAAGTGGATCTTTATTGTCATCTGTTACGTATACTCTAAATCCTGCACTGTCTCCTTTTACAATTGTCCAATTAACTGTAGGTGGTGCAGAGCCAATTGAATAAGAATCTTGTTGTGAAGATCTAAGTGTTGCCATTATGATAATCCTGCTTTCAATGATCCCCAACTACCGTTGCCTTTTGGTTGACCTACAACTAGTATTCCAGTTGTTGCATTAGCCTTTCCGACTATTGCTACTGCTCCAGAACCAGTTGCTGGTTGTGTTGCTGTTAATCCTCCACCATCTGCTACATAAAGAACATTGCCAGCAGTAAATGAATTTGTGTTTGCGTTAAGTATTACTCCAGAAATAGTAACAACACCATCTGTGTTATTTCCAATTGCTGAATCTGTTAATCCTAAAACTGGGAATGTAGTAAGATCATCAGAATCACATTTTCCAATTGTTGGTTTTGTTGAAAAACCAGTTATATAAACTGGGGTTGCTTTTGCAATACTTGCACCACTTACATTTCTAACCTCTATAGTATGATTTACAAGACTAGGTAATATAAGTTCAATCTGTTCTGCCAAATCTTGAAAATCTCCATGAATGTTTACAGGATCACTAAATAGTGGATAAGGAAGATCGTAGTTTGCGGTTGCACCAGTAGCCATAATCTTATTATTATACCACTTCATACTATAATATTTTTAATAAATGTGCGGGTATATTGATAAAGTTGACTTTAATCCCTAAATCATGTTATAATTAATACACTACCGAAAGGTAGTTTTTGTTTCTAAGGAGGTAACACTAATGAGAAACATTGAAAAGAAGGTTTGGTTGGGGTTACTATCTATCGTTGGCTTGGTTGCGCCCTTTAGCAATTCTGCTAATGCTTTAGATAATAATTTATTGACTAAACCCTCCGTTGAAGCCGTTCCAGCCCCTACAGGGGCTTTTCTGGTTTCTAAGGATAAAATATTAAAAAAATATGAAAATGCTCATAAATTAACTGATGGGCAATTGGTTGAACTATTAAAGGCTATAGGCTTTAAAGGTAATTCATTAAGATCAGCATGTGCAATTGCTAAGGCTGAATCTAATGGACGACCTTTTGCTTTTAATGGTAATGCAGAAACTGGCGATAGTTCTTATGGAGTATTTCAAATAAATATGATAGGAGAACTGGGTCCTGATCGAAGAGAAAAATTTGATCTAGATTCAAACGTTGAATTGTTTAATCCAGTTACTAATTCAAAAATTACATTTCACATGACTAAGGGTGGTAAAGATTGGTCAGCATGGAGTTCTGTGAACGGACCACGGTACCAAGAATGGTACAACAAGTATCCTTGTAAGTCCTAAAAATTATAAACAATACCCCCTTGGTAATTCTTGGGGGTATTTTTATTTATAAGACTAGAACGTCTGCTTCTTCAGCAGTTAAAGGTTGACCAGCAATAAGTTTTGCTTTTGCTGATGCCTTAAGGGCTGCTTTGGCTTCTGCCGCTGCTTCACGCTCTGCTTGCTCTGCTGCAAATGCTGCTGCATCTGCTTCTTGTTGTGCAACTTCTTCATCAGTTAGTTCAATTTCTTCTTGAACTCCTGTTTCGCAGTTGATTACTAGTTTAGTTGGGTTTGGCATTGTTTTCTCCTTAGTTGGTTATGAGTTCTTGATTCCGTATAGGTAAGCGGTTGAGTATTGGGCAAATTTAACACCACTATAAGCAAATGGTAATAACTTTATTGAAGTAACTGCCGAGGTTGTATTAAATACGCCAGATGAAAAAGCCCTTATTGCTCCAGCAGCATCGCTTGCGCTTACTGAATATGTGGCTGCAGATTTATAACTAGACCCAGCATAGTTTGGAATATAAATTTCACCGTTTCCAAATGAATTTGCAGTAGCATCACTATTGGATACTCCATAAACTGTTAAAGCACCAGTGTTATTTTTTCCATATGTTGAACTGTATGCAATATATACCATTTCACTTGCAGCACCAACACCTGAATTTATAGTAACATCTGTTTGATAAAATAAACCACCATACGAAACAGTAGTTCGACAACTAAAAACAAGTTTTAAATCAGTATATGTTGAAGGTATTGAAGTAAACTCAATGCTTGTAGCGCCACCACTTCCGACAGTTGTGCTTGCTATTAAATTGTGTGTGTTTGCCATTATGCTACCTTTATTCCGTATAAAGTTATAGTTGAACCTGAATATAAATTTGTACCATTTTTATTAACAATACGAACTGTATTTATAGCAGATGTTGAACGCCACAAGCCCGATACTGCACCTAAAGTGTTTACGGTATTCACAGATTGTTGTGAATTATATGTAATTAAAAATGATTTATAAGTTGTAGTATTAGAATAGTTATTTAAATGAATTACAGTAGGATTATAAGTTCCATTATTTGTGGCTATACCAGATGCCCAAAAACGAACATATTCGTAATTACTTTGTCTTGATGAATTTTGACTATCAGCATCTAACATAGTTGAAGAATAATTGGTTGCAGTATCTATTGAACCGTTACCGACTTGTAACCCACACTCTATATATGTGGCTGAAGTCCAATAACCCGAAATATTTGCAACTAAAATTAAATCAGTATAAGTTTGAGGAATACTAGACAAAGTAATTGATGATGTGTCACTACCTAAAGTAGTAGTTGATATTGGTTCATAAGTACCAGGCATTATTATGCTCCCTTAATTCCGTATAAAGCAAATGAACTGTTTTGGGCAAAATTACCAGCAGCAGATAAAAATTTAATTGACGTAATTGCGTTGGTGTTTTTCCATAAACTGCCATAAAGACCTATTTTTTGTTGTCCTGCATCTGTACTATTAGCATTAAATCCGTGTAAACTTCTGCTTACTTTGTATTTATTTGTATTAGCGTAATCTAAAATATCTACAACACCAGAACTCATTACATTTGTATTAGCAGTTACTGAATTTACTCCAACAACACAGGCAGATGGACTAGTATTATTTGTTACTGTTACATTTGTTCCATCGCCATCAAATCTATGCCAATGATAATCATTTGTACTTGAATTAAATTGCATTTGTATATAATAATTATCAGACGTATTTGACGTTATGAATCTAACCTGTAAATGTGTGTAGGTTGAAGGTATAGATGTAAATTCAATAGTTGATTGACCACCTGAACCCACTAATACTGTTGAAATAGATTCGTAAAAACTAGGAATACTATCAGTAGTAATAGAGTTGCTTGCTGATGATTCACTTGAACTACCGTTGGAATTTGTGGCTCTTACAGTAAAGGTATATGATGTTGAAGCAGTTAAGCCACTAACAGTAATTGGTGATGATCCAGTACCCGTCAAAGATCCAGGGGTAGATGTAGCAGTAAATGAGGATGCAGTTGCTCCTAAAATTGCAGCGGTGTAAGCAACGGTAGCAGAAGAATCATTAACTGTAGTAGCAACTCCAATTGTCGGGGCATTAGGAATAGCGGCAGATGAAAAACCAGTGCTCATTTTAGGAGCATTGACAAGGCTATTACTTGACGTTCTTTTAATTGCCAATTGTATTGCCTTTCAATAGGTATATTATGAATTATACCATTTTTTTAATGCAAAACCTTACTCTACTGTAATCTCAACCCAACTTAAATCATCTTCTGACCAACGATAAAACTTACCTTCTTCTACAGGCATTGGAGTTGGTGCTTGCCAATCAAAGTTAGCATCTAGTGACCAAGATGCAAAAGGTTTCGGGGAGATAAAAACATCTTCCTCTGCATTATAAGTATAACCAATACCTGCGTATTGTTTTCTTATGTTGTTATTATAACTAGTACGTTTACAGGTTTGGTTTCTGAAGTTACCGTACCATGTTTCAGGATCTAATCCTTCTATTAATTCTGTTTCATCGATACCCGTGATAACTTCGGTAACAATGTTGTTGTCATCTAAAAATGCATAATGTGCCATGCTGTATTTCCTTTCGTTATAGTATATTCTACCATTATTTGTTTAATGGTTTATGCAAAACTTACGTTTCCAGTACCCGCTGTTATAGTGGTTACTTTGTCTGTACTTACTGCAGATGTTGAGCCAGTTAATCCTGCTCCTAATGTTATTGTTCTTGTGTTGGGATATCTTAAAATTACAACTCCTGAACCACCATTACCTGCAGCACTAATAATTGTTTGATTATAATTTGCAGAAGAGCCGCCAGCACCTCCGCCTGTATTTGCTGTTCCATTTGCACCAGCACTAGAACCATTTACCGCTCCCCCAGCACCACCTCCACCTGTTCCACCTGTTCCTGGAGAACCACCTGTGTTGGCACCGCCGCCACCACCCGCTCTAGTTACTGAAGTTCCAGTAATTGAAGATGCTGTTCCATTTGCACCATTTCTACTTGATGCTGCTGCTCCTGCACCGCCGCCACCACCTCCACCCTCATTTCCAGAATTATTTGTTCCATTTCCACCATTATTTCCTTGAGAAGGAGAAGTTGAAGGAGTATTTCCGTTTCCACCTGAACCAAAGTAACAACCACCACCACCTGAACCACCATTAGAACCATTTGCAGGATTACCCCCAGGATTTCCTGCTCCTCCTCCACCTCCAGCGCTAGTAATTGTTGAGAATAAAGATTGTGAACCTGCTGAACCTAAACAATTTCCTCCAGTTGAACCACTTCCTCCTGAACCAATTGTGACAGTATAATTAGTTGCAGTAGAAAAAGATTCCGTATCGGTTCTATAGCCTCCCGCACCCCCACCTCCACCTCCTAAAAATCCGCCGCCACCGCCGCCTGCAATTACAAGATA